TCTTCGGAACACCTGGAGTGTAATCTTAAACAATTTATGTGGCGGAACACAGTTTCGCCACATTTACTAAATAGAAAGAAAAAATGGCAAAATTTACCGTTAAAATATGGGCATATGATCATTCTGCTTCTTTTGAAGTAGAAGCTGAAGATAATGCTGCCTCTATTGAAAAATCTATCCTTGACAAAATTGGAGAAAAGAGTATAAAGTGGGAATCAACGGGAATGTTTTCGAACAGACCTAACAGAATAACCTATGAGGAGGTTGTTGATGGTACAAGACCTGTACAAACAAAAACGGTCCTTGGAGTTAAGGTGGCAGTTGGAGTATGAGCAGTTTGGTAAATATACTCTTAATATGGTCGAAATTGATAAGAAGATTAAAGAAATTATCACTGAGATCAAAACTGAGGAACGTAAGATTGCTGACAGAGAATTAGCAATTATTAATTCGGCCCCTGAAGTTTCTGTAGCTACTTAAACAAAAGCTACATCGCTGAAATCGTACATTTCTCGTAGGATTGCTTGCACTCTTCAAAAATTTAAGCTATAAATCACTTACTATACAAATTTAATAATCATATAAATGTAGACGCGTATAGTCGACTGCCCTAGGGACTACATTTAAATATTCTAGGAGGAATATTATGGCAAACACAACGTTTAATGGTCCAGTTAGATCCGAAAAAGGATTTCAACAGATCAATAAAGCAGCTAACACAGGAGTTGTTACATCAAGGTTTCTAGGAATGAAACCAGATTTAACTAGCTTAACAGCTACTGCTGTTGGAACAGGCGCTACTTTAACTTACACTGCTAATGTAATTACAATTAATGATTACACAGCTGCAGCTGCGCAAGCGGTAACATTACCGGCAGCAACTGTAGGTACTATTGTAGTTCATCTTCAATCAAAAGATGTAGCGAATGCTTCACTTAACACACTTAGTTTTGATTGTGCAGGTAGTGATGTATTCAGAACAGGTTCAAAAATTGAAACTACTTCTGGTGGAGAAGTTACTATTGATACGTCTATCGCAGATGAAACTAAAATGACGTATACACCTGTTAATGCAGCAACAAATATATTTTCAACTGGTTGTTATGTATATTTCACATGCTTTGAAAAAGGTATTTGGAATGTGGCAAGTGACCTATCAAAATATACAACAGCTACTGCAGGAACTTTCCTGTTCAGTACTTAATAGATAAACTTTGTGAGCTCCTTCGGGAGCTCGCAGAATAGGAGAAAAATTATGAGTACATACCCAGTAGATATAAAAAGTACTAACATTACCTCATCTGGAGCGGGAACGATTTTTGCTGGCCCGTGTAGAATACTTGGACTTTACTATAATGGAAGTGCAGGTGCAGGATCTATAGAAATTTTAGATGATTCTACTAGTCTATGCACGATTGCTTCAGGGACTGGAACTGTATATATGCAATTTCCAGGAACTGGTCTTCGTTGTGAAACAAGTGGAAAATGCACTTTAACAACTATTGACGAAGTTACATTCTTTTACGGTTAGGAGGATAAATGGCAACATCAGGAACAGTTGCATTTGAGCCTTCGATAACACAATGTATTGAAGAGGCTTATGAAAGATGCAATGTACAATTGACATCGGGTTATAGTCTTAAAACTGCTCTTTTTTCACTTAACATTTTATTTTCTGAATGGGGAAATAGAGGCATTCATTTTTGGGCCGTTTCTAATACTAATATTTATTTAAATAGTGGCCAAAATACTTACGATATTTATAAAAGTGTAGCAGCCAGAGGATCAGATACAGTTAACCCTGCAAGATCAGACGCTTCTAGTACTTTTATTTATAATGCTACAGATATTTTAACTGCTTCTTACAGAACTAATGATGGAACAACTGATCAATCAGATATTACATTAACTAAAATTGACAGATCTACTTACGCTGCTTTAACTAATAAAGAATCACAAGGAGTTCCTAGTCAATTTTGGATTCAAAGATTTATTAATAAAACTACTATCACTACTTATATTACACCAGGTTCTTCTCAAGCTGGTAAATTTCTTAATATTTATTATATTAGAAGATTAGAAGATCCAGGAATCGCGTTTCCTGATACAGGAGCCCCTCAAACAACGGGTACTCCTTATGCTAATAATCCAGAAGTTCCTTATAGATTTTATCCATGTTTAGTTTCAGGGTTGGCCTTTTATTTAAGTCAAAAAATTAATCCGGCAAAAACACAAGAATTAAAATTATATTATGAAGATGAGTTAGCTCGAGCATTAGCAGAAGATGGTTCAGCTTCTAGTACATTTATAACTCCTCAAACTTATTACCCGGCGGTATCCTAATGACAGCGCGATTTTCTCAAGGAAAATATGCTTTGTCAATTTCTGATAGAAGTGGACAAGCTTTTCCTTATTTAGAAATGGTAAGAGAATGGACAGGAGCGTGGGTCCATATTTCTGAATACGAACCTAAATCTCCTCAATTAGAAATTAAAGTTACTGGAGGAGATCCTCAAGCTTTAATGCATGCAAGACCCGCTAGAACAGAATTTGCAACAACTACTTTATTACAATTTAATCCTTTTTTTACTACAACCGCTGGAACTTCAGTAATTAGAGTTTATCAACCAGGACATTCCAGAACTATGGGAGATACCTATAGATTTTATGGTCCTCCTACAGTGTCTCCTGGTACGGGTACAACAAGTAATCCAATTGCTAGTTATGCTAATATTCCTAATTTTGATGGAATTGATGGGGCTACAATTTCAAGAGCAGCAGGGCATGTTATCTCTCAGTGGGGTACCCTTTATGCTCAAACTTATAATAATTATCAATTTACAGTTAGTGGATCTACTGCTACAACTGGTAATGTACAAGGAGGAGGATCTGTTTCAATTGGACCAGTTACCTTAGAAGCATAATGGCAGGATATACATATTCAACTTTAACAACAGCAATCAGAGATTATACTGAAGTAGATAGTTCTCTTTTTACATCTGCTATCATAGATAATTTTATTATGTCTGCTGAGAATAGAATTAATAGAGATGTAGCAACCGATGCTCAAAGAAAATATCAGACAGCTACTTTGATTGTAGGTCAAGGAACTTATAATACTCCTGGTAATGAAGATTTTATTAGAGCTATTAAATTAACAGATTCTAATAATGATATGTGGTATTTACAAAAAGTAGATCAAACTTTTTTAGATGAATATACTCAAGATGAGGTAGCTAATACAGGTAAGCCTAGATATTATGCTATGTTTCAGTCTGGTCAAGGAGTGAGTAATAATACTAATTATTATAAAATTGCCCCTTCTCCAGATGCTACTTATACTATTGAAGTAGAGTATTCTATAATGCCTGCTCAATTAAGTTCGGGAAATACTCAGACTTTTTTAAGTCAGAAGTTCCCTAATGGTATGCTTTATGCCTGTCTCATAGAGGCTTACGGGTTTTTAAAAGGTCCAATGGATATGTTGACATATTATGAAAATAGATATAAACAAGAGGTAGATAAGTTCGGTCTTGAACAATTAGGTAGACGTAGAAGAGGTGATTATACAAGTGGAACTGTTAGAATCCCTTTAAACACTCCTTCCACAACTGATGCAGGACTTATTAAGTAGGAGATTATTATGGCAATAACAACTAGCGCAGTGTGTAATACATTTAAAAATCAACTTTTAAGTGCAACTCACAATTTTACTCAAACATCAGGTAATAAATTTTATTTAGCTCTATATACTAATAGTGCTGCAATTGGAAAATCTACAACAGAGTTTACAACTTCTGGTGAAACTAGTGGTACAGGATATACAACAAGAGGAAAACAATTAGCTGTAGCTAATCAAACTCATAAATTATCAAATGATACAGCAATTGTTGATTGGGCAAACCTTTCTTGGTTAACTGCTTCAATTACAGCAAGAGGAGCTATAATTTATAATAATTCAGCTTCAGATAAAGCTGTTTGTGTTTTAGATTTTGGTGGAGATAAAACTGCTACTGCTGGAACTTTCACAATTCAATTTCCAAATTTCACAGATACATTAGCTATCCTAAGAATATCGTAAGGAGGTAGTTCCTTATGGCGAACACTTGGGGCTCGTTAAAGTGGGGAGATGGTCTCTGGGGAGATCAAGGATCCGTTAGTGTTTCCGTTACAGGTGTGGCTGCAGCTACTGCTGTTGGAAACGAATCAGCTTACAATTTAACTGGATGGGGTAGAGATACTTGGGGATCTCAAGTATGGGGTGGTACTGATGATGCTATTACTAATGTAACAGGTGTCAGTGCTACAACTGCCATTGGATCTCTTGGAATAGAACTTGTTAAAAATGTTCCAGTTACCGGAGTTAGTGCAGCCACAGCAATTGGAACTGTATCTGCTACTACCGATGTTACTGTTTCTTTAACTGGTCTTGCTATGAGCTGGACTGTAGGTCCAATCAATGTAGACTTAGCTAAAAATATTGAAGTACCATTTGGTGTAGCCGCTCAAACTGCTATTGGAAGTGTATCAACTTTTTCAGATGTTACTGTTTCTTTAACTGGTTTAGAATTAACTGGAGCTCTGGGCAATACAATTGTAGAAGGCCCTGCTCAAGTAGATGTTACAGGAATTAGTGCTAGTAGTGCTATTGGTTCAGTAACTTTAACTGGAGATGCTCATGTCTTCCCTACTGGTGTTGTAGCGGCAAGTGGTATAAATGAATCTACTCAAGTAGGAGATGCTCATGTATTCCCTACTGGTGTTTCAGCAGCTTCTGCTATTGGTATTATAAGGCAATCTTCAGGGTATGGTGTAACTGGTCAAGCCTTAACTACTACTTTAGGTAGTCTTGCTTTTACAGGAAATGCTAATGTATTTCCTACGGGAGTTGGAGCTACTATTAATCCTGGCATACCTACAGTATTTGCATATAATGAGGTTGACACGGGGACGCCTGTATCTTATAGTAGCGTATCTACGGGTACAGAGATTACGTATACGGAAGTAAAAGCAGCTTAGGAGATTTTTATGGCATCAAATTATAATGCATTTGGTTTTAACCTAATGACTACTGGTGAAAACGCTGGTACGTGGGGTGATAATACCAACCTTAATTTAAACTACATTAGAGATATGTTCACGTACATTGAAGTGGCAATGACGACAGACAGAACTTTAACTATTCCCGACAATTCTACAGGAACTTATAATGGTAGAGCTTTAGTTATTAAATTAACTGGGACTACTGGAGGTACAAATAGAGTTTTAGATATAGCAGAACAAGCAGGTTCAGGATCTTCTCCTGGAGGTGCAGCTGATATTCTTAAACCTTTTTTAATTATTGATGGAACAACGAGAACTGGATCAGATACTATAACTTTTAAAGTTACAGGAGCAACTGGAATAACTATACCAAAATATGGTAATACTTGGTGTTATCATGATGGTACAGATATCAGATCTAGTGGTTTAATTAGTGCTAGAGGATCAGCAGGAACAGCAGCAGCTCAGCCTGCTTATACTTTACCAGCAGCAGATGGTACAAATGGGCAAGCATTAGTAACAGATGGATCAGGTTCAGTAAGCTTTGGATCAGCAGGAATATCAACAGGAAAAGCTATTGCAATGGCAATGATTTTCGGGTAAAAACGTAAAGGAATTAAATTATGGCAAATCCAAATATAGTATCAGTCTCAACGATTTATGGTGGTAATTATGGTTGGGCTTTATCTAATACTTTAACAGCAACTTTATTAACAGTTGATGCAGACAAATTATTAAAAATTAATAGAATCGTTTGTGCTAATGTGGATGGTTCTGCAGCAGCAGATTTAAATTTATATATTGATGGCATGGGAACAGGCGCAGCAAATGGTTTAACACCTACTGGTGCTTCTGCTACAACATATTTAGCAAAAACAATTTCAATTCCAGCTGATGCTTCATTAGTGGTTTCAGATACTCCTATCTATATGATGGAAGGAGATATCCTGAAAGGTGGAGCAAGCGCCACTGGAGACTTAGAATTATTCATATCATATGAAGTCTTAGACGACGCGTAGGAGGTAAATTATGGCGCAAGGTAATGGCGGAATAATTGGACCTGTTAACACGATCTCAGCTGGTAACAATAAAGTCACATCTATAACGTGTACCGGATCAACAACTCTCACTACACAACCTGGAACTAGATTTATAAATCATTTAGTAGTTGCTGGTGGTGGAGGCGGAGGATATGATGGAGGTGGTGGAGGTGGTGCTGGTGGTTATCAGATTACTACATGCGTTTCCGTGTGTGGAAACTCTCCTTACGCTATTACAGTAGGTGGTGGAGGAGCTAGTATGACTAGCGGTTCTAATTCAAGTTTTGGATGTACAACATCATGTGGTGGAGGAAAAGGTGGTGGTCCTGCAAGTGCTGCCGCTGTCGGAGGATCTGGTGGTGGTGCAAGTATGAATGGACCTTTTAACTGTGGTGCAGCTGGAACATGTGGTCAAGGAAATGCTGGAGGAAATGCTCCCGCATGCTCTGGTGGAGGCGGAGGTGGTGCTTCTGGTGCAGGTACTCCAGGAACAGGTACACCCGGTCCAACTTCGGGAGGTGCTGGAGGTGCTGGATCAGCTACAAATATTTCAGGAAGCTGTGTTACATACGCTGGTGGTGGCGGAGGTTATGGTTTAGGTTGTGGTGGAGCTGGAGGCGGCGGAAACGGTGGTGGTTTTCCTAGTCCTGCAGGAGCAGCAGGAACAATTAACACTGGTGGTGGAGGTGGTGGTGGTTCTGGTGGTCCTTGTAAAAATGGTGGAGCAGGTGGATCAGGAATCGTAATCGTAAAAGAATTAAATAAAGCTTCAGGAATGTGGAGCATGAATACAGTTTATTGCCAAGTTAAAAATGATCACTGGGTTTATAATTCAGCCAACATAGATTATTTAGTAGTTGCTGGGGGTGGTGGAGGTGGTTATCAATCAACTGGAGGTGGTGGAGCCGGAGGTTATAGAGCTTCTGGTTATGGACCTTCTCCCCTTCAAGGATGTGCATTAACTTTAAAATGGGGATCTTATCCCATAACAGTTGGAGGTGGTGGTGCAGGTGCAACAAGTGCTCCAACTAGAGGAACAACAGGACAAAATTCAGTTTTTGAAACAATCACTTCAAGCGGTGGTGGAGGAGGTGGATCAGATGGTTCAATGACCGGTAATCCAGGAGGTTCTGGTGGTGGAGGAGCAAATGGT